TTTCGATCAGGATTGGTTGGATGAGCGCGGCATTGGTTTGATTTACATTCCCTATACCGATGGCATCTCGACTACCGCCATCAAGCAGCGACTATCTAAGCGGTAAAATAAAAGCAATACTTTAGGAGTCATTTTGGCTATTACAAATGGTTATTGCTCACTGCAAGAAATCAAAGCTGCACTGCGCATCACAGACAACATCGATGATTCACTGCTCGAAACGGCTGTTGAGTCTGCATCGCGCCTGGTTGATGGTTTCGCTGGCCGCAACTTTTACTCTAACGGCTCAGCAACCCGATACTTCACACCTGAAGATCGCATTGTTTGCGAGATTGATGACCTGATTTCGCTCACCAGCCTCGAGGTGTCTGAAGATTTAGATGGTGTGTTTGACCAGACTTGGACTGCTACCGATTACCAGCTCGAGCCGCTAAACGGCAGGGCTGATGGTTTGACTGGTTGGCCGGCTACTCGCATCAGGGCTGTTGGCGATTTTGTGTTTGGCACAAACATTGGCGAGGCCAGCGTAAAGGTAACAGGCACTTGGGGTTGGAGTGCAGCGCCGGTGGCTATCAAACAGGCCACCATTATTCAGGGTAGCCGAATCTTCAAGCGCCTCGATTCGCCGCTGGGTGTGTTGAGCGCACCAGACTTGGGTTACATTCGCGTTGGCACTCGACTAGATCCCGATGTGCAGCAACTGGTTGAGCCGTACCGCCTAGCAAGGTTTCTCGCATAATGGCAAGCATTAGCGATCTACGCGCTGGCATCGCCGCTAACCTGGCAACTATTTCAGGTCTGCGCACCGGCTCTACCATTCCCGAGAATGTGAATCCGCCGTTTGCGATTGTCGCACCATCATCGATGAGTTATCACCAGTCGTTTGCTAACGGCATGACTACTTACAACTTTGTTGTGACTTTGGTTGTGGGCCGCGCTGATGGCCGCGCAGCTCAGAATGCTTTAGATGCTTTCTGCTCTAGCACCGGCTCTAGTAGTATTAGAGTTGCAGTCGAAAGTAATCGCACACTGGGTGGGAAAGCGTTTGATTGTGTCGTTACCGGAATGCGCAATTATGGCAGCCTGGCTATCGGCGATAACACATACCTGGCGGCTGAGTTTGATCTCACTGTTCAGGCTGATTAAGTAAAGGAAATCTAATGGCAAAATTCGTTGCTACTGATTACTCAATTACCCTGAATGGCACAAGCCTGAGCGATGTGCTTCAGTCTGTAAACCTCACCATTCAGAGTGATGAAGTAGAAACTACTACCTTTGGTGGCGGTTGGAAAACTATGGTTGGCGGCTTGCGCTCAGGTTCACTGCAGCTCAACTTCTTCCAGGACTTCGCTGCCGGTTCAGTTGATGCGACCCTATGGCCGCTAATCAACACCATCGGTACTGTTGTGATCAAGCCAACTAGCTCAACAGTTTCATCGACTAACCCGAGCTACACAGTGCCTGTTCTAATCTCTCAGTACCAGCCGTTTGCATCTACGGTGGGTGATGCCGCAGTGCTATCGGTGACTTTTCCGACCAGTGGTACGGTCAGTAGGGCTACGGCATAGGCCGAGTTCTAAAACAAAACTAAACAAAGAAAGACACCATGAAACTAAATCTACGCGTTGAGTTTTTAGATGGTCGGGTACAAGATCCGGTTTCGGTTCAAATGCCCGACATGCTGAAGTTCGAGGAAAAGTTTTCTATTTCAATCTCGGCTCTTGAGAGAGAGCAGAAATTGACTTACATTGTGTTTCTCGCATGGGCCGCGCTCAGTCGCCAGAAACTAACTGATAAGAGTTTCGATGATTTCATTGAAACAGTTGAGTTAGTTACTGCGAGTGAGGCCAGCCCAAAATAATCCCGTTGGGCGATGAGTCTGCACATTGGACTATTGCTCAACTTGCGGTTGAGTTAGGCATTGCACCGAGTGTGCTTATGAATGAGTCGCCGCGAATGCTTTTCACTATGCAGCGTGTTTTGTTAGCGCGTAATAGCCAGGCATGAAGAAAGCCCTAGACACTTGATCTAGGGCTTTCTCATTTTCGGCAACTTAGGGGGTTAGTTGCTCGAATCCGGCGAGGCTGAAGTTGGGGTGTTTCAATACTTCGCCGGCAGCTAGGTCTAGCATCCGTTGCACATCTTCGATGCTAAAGCGTGAGTGTTCAATTAGGTCTACAAAGTTTTCATAATTGCTGATTGCGTTATAGGCCAGGCTGACTACTAGGCGCTGAAACTCGGGATTGTGACTTGGGATTTCGCCGCGCTCGATGCAGACTAGGGCAGCCTCATAAGGTAGTTCGCTTACTAGCGCATCTGCCAAGTTATAGTCGATTGGTGCGATCTCGCGCCAAATCTTTTCTTCAGCGCCATCGCGCAAGTGGAGTGGCGTAAATGGTGGCTCTTGGATGCCGGCAATTAGTCGGTCTGCCTCAGCATCGACAATCTGCTGGTATGTAATGTCTAGTTCTTTGTAAACGCCCATGATTATGCAACTTTCTTGATTGCGGCCATTAGGCGTGCATCTGACCATTTGCTGATGCGTGCGATCAGTTCAAAGTAGCTGCCAAAGTCTGCAGCGTTTGTGGCTAGTTTGTGGGCTAGTTTGCGTAGCTGGTATTCGTTCATGATTTCCTATCTTTCTACCGGCGGTTGCCTGGTAATGAAATTATGACCGATTAGCCTGGCTGAGCGCAACATTTGGGTGCAGGTGTTTCATAACGCTTTGGTAACGCCGGCGGTAGAATTGATGTTATGTCTGAGCCAATTACACTTACCATTGCCAAGTTCACCGGCAGCCTAAGTAACAGGGGTGGCGTGAATATTGGGGCTAACGACATAAGCGTTTTGGATGTTCGCGAGCTGCAAAAGCGGATGCGCGATGCTGGGCCTAACTTTCGCGCCGAGTTTATGCGTGATGTGAAAGACATTGGTAGGCCGCTCGAGAGCAAAATCAAATCGACTATTCGCGGTATTGAGCCGTTGTCGGGTTTCCGTAAGGATCGTGGCCGTTTGGGTTGGGGTACTGCTACGGCTGTGGATAAGACAACAGTGCAGTTTCGTACCGCTATGGGTGGCCGTTCGCTCACAACTACTCTTTTGCGTATCAAGATTTGGTCGCCGGCTGTAATCATTTTGGACATGGCTGGGCGCACAGGTAAAAGCATTGGTGACGGCCGTAGAAACGATAACTCGCCGCCGACTACTCGCCGCCGCAACGCTAACCAGAAAAAGGGTAACGCTTTCATTGCCAGCCTGAATCGAGAAATCGGTGATGGCAAGGCCTCGCGTTTCATTTACCCGGCGGCTGAAGATAGTTTGCCAGCGTTGAGCGCACAGACTCAGAAAGTGCTTGATGATGCGATGCGGCGTTTTAACATGAGAGGCATCTAATGGCTAGTGCGTTATTTATTCCACTAAAAGCGATCTTTGATGATCGTGGCTTTAAGAATGCTCAAAAGAGCATGGGGTCACTTGGCCAGACTATGAAGAAAACGCTCGGCGCGGTTGGCCTAACTGTGGGTGTTGGTGCGCTGGTAAATCAGTTGCAGCGTGCTGGTAAAGCGGCAGCTGAAGATGCCAAGTCGCAGGGGCTTTTGGCGCTTGCGCTGCGTAACACTGTAAACGCCACTAATGAGCAGATCTCGGCTGTTGAGAAATCGATTGCCAAGATGGAGTTGATGGCATCCGTACCTGATGATGTTATTCGCCCGGCTTTCGCTAGTTTGGTTCGCGCTACCGGCGATGTGACTGCGGCAACAGGTTTGATGGAGTTGGCGCTCGATGTTGCTGCCGGCACTGGTAAAGATGTTTCGACTGTTTCGGCAGCGTTGGCTAAGGCTTACGCTGGGCAGGGTACGGCCCTAAACAGGCTAGTGCCTGGTATTGCTAATGCCACAGACAAGTTTGGTTTCTTGCAAGAGAAGTTTGCTGGTGCTGCATCTGAGGCCGCGAATCTCGATCCGTATCAGCGCCTAAATCTTATCTTTGGCAATTTGCAAGAGGCCATCGGTACTTATCTTTTGCCCTATTTGCAAGATTTCGCTAAGTGGTTGGCATCGCCGCCAGGTCAAGAGAAACTAAAAGCCATCGCTGCGACTTTCGGCACGATTGTTACCGCTGTTGGCAACATGGTTAGTTTCTTGCTCGACAACACCTGGCTGGTGAAAACTGTTGCTGGTTTGATTGCCATGTATAAGGTTTGGAAATCTATTTTCTTGGTCACTAAGGCCATCTATGGTGCGCAAAAGGCTTCGGCTCTTGCAACTTTCGCTCTTAAGGGTGCTGAGTCTGCTAAGGGTTGGGCTGCGATTGCGGCGGCTACTGCAGCTGTTGCCGCTGGTTTGGGTACTTTCGTTGCGCTTGATGCAATGATTGGCAGCATTGGCGACAATGTTAAAGAGCTTGATCAGAGTGTTGGCAAACTAAACACTTACGATGCACCGCCGATTGTGCCGCCTGATGACCCGGCATCTACTAAGGGTAAGACACCGGCTCAGAAAGCCGCTGATGCCGCTGCTAAGGCCGCTGCGACTGCGATGGCTGCGTATCAGAAACTTGCTATCGCGATGGGTGAGTTCAAAGCCTCGATGGGTGAGGTGCTTGCTGGTGTTAGGCCGTTGGAAACCGCTACGCGCGTCATTGGCGAGTTTGAGCAAGCATCGGTTGATGCGTTTACCGCTGTTCAAGAAAAGGTTGCTGAGGCTCTAAAGAATGGGCTGGTTTCGGCGGCTACTTTCGATGCGCTCACCAGGTACGCCGCTAAAGAGGCTAAGGTGCTGAATGAGATTGCAGCTCAGCGCGATGCCATCGCTAAGAAAATCGACATTGCTAAGAATTTGGTTTCGACTGTTCGCGACTATGTGAGTATCAGCGATTTGGGTGCAACATCTGCCGAGATCACTAACAATTTCAAGGGCATCATTGATAAGACTGTTGCTTTTGGTAAGAATCTTTTGGCGCTCAAGAAAGCCGGTCTTGACCGCAACCTGTTTGCACAGATTCTTGGTGCTGGCCTCGAGGCTGGTGGGCAGACTGCTCAGGCGATTGTCGAGGGTGGCGATTCTGCCATTACTGAGCTGAATGGGCTGTTTAAAGAGTTGAATTTGGCGGCTGAGGGTATCGCGCAGACTTCAACTGATGTGATGTATGCGGTGGGCGAGGAAATCATTTCTAATGGTTTCATTGCCGGGCTGATGGCTCAGGATTCGGCGTTGGTGAAAGCGGCTCAGGTTTTGGCTGATGCGTTTACATCGACTTTCACTACCGGGCTTTCGGTGGGCATGGCTGAGCAGTTGGCTAAGATTCAGCCGCCGAGTGTGAGCGTGCCTCTGAGTTCGACTGTTACGCCGCTGTCTAATAGCATGGCTAATCAGTTGGCTGGGTTGGGTTTCAAGAATACGCCTGATGCTTACATTCGCAGGGATTCGATGGGTCAGAGTTTCTTGACTACTCGCGCTGGTATAACTATCAATGTGAATGCTGGTATGGGTACTGATGGCAAGTCTGTGGCTCAGGCGATTGTCGATGAGATCAAGCGTTATGAGCGTGCTAATGGCGCGGTTTGGTCGCCGGCATAATGAGTTTGCCGATTGAGAAAGTCGAGCTTGGTTTTGATGAGAATGGGCCAGGTAACTTCTTCATTCTCGATGATGCGGTTCAGGGCGTTTTAGACAACACCGCGTATGTGCTGGGTGGCGGTTCGTTCTTTTACGATGTGAGCGCCTATGTGCAAGAGATTTCGGTGCAGCGTGGCAAGTCGCGTGCGTTGGATCGTTACAGTTCGGGCCAGGCTCGAGTTACTTTCAATAACCGCAACCGCTACTTTGACCCGACTTACCTGGCATCGCCGTTTTATGGGCAGATTGTGCCTCGCCGCGATGTGCGTATTTGGTCTAATTATCAAGCGCCGTATACAACAACGCGCACTAATTTGGTTACTAATCCTAGCCTTGAAACAAACAGCAGCGAATGGGGTTCTACTGGCTCATCTACACTCACAAGAATCACAACCGATGCCTATGTTGGCTCAGCGTGCGCAAGAGTAACAACTACTGGGCTTGGTCAAATGGGCGCAAGAGTGCAACTCACAAGCAGGTTGCCCGTAACTGCTGGTCAAGATTTTACCGGCTCAGTCTTTGTAAAAGATGAATCAACTAATGCTCAATTTGTAGTTCAAATTTATTGGTATAACTCTGGTGGTTCTTTTCTATCTGCTACAACTGGTTCAGCAACTACAGTCAATACAAGTTCATGGACAAGAGTTTCGTTATCGGCAACTGCGCCGGCCAATGCGACAGCAGCAATGCTGGTTTGCCTAAGTAGCACAAATGTGGTTTCTGCTAAATCCGCTTTATTTGATGCCGCGATGTTTGAGCAATCGTCATCATTAGGCGACTACTTTAGTGGTTCATCTGCAAACATAAGCAATTCACAATTTACTAAAACTTATTCGTGGGCTGGTACTGCTAATGCCTCAATTAGCACAGAGGCTGCATCTTTTGTTGAGTCAGGCATTGTCTATGTGGGTACTACGGATGACTGGGATTTGAATTATGCGCCTAATGGTGATTCTGTTGCCGTTTTGAGTGCTTATGATGGGTTCGCGTTTCTCTCTCAGCAAACTTTGACCGCTGCGACTAACCCGGTTGAGTTGTCGGGTGCGCGTGTAAATCGTATTCTTGACGATCCAGGTGTTGCGTGGCCGGCTGCTGCCAGGTCTGTGAGTGCTGGTGATGAAACTTTGCAGGGCGATACTGTCGAGCTGGGTGCTAACGCTCTCGAGTATTTGCAGACTATTGAAACTACTGAGCCTGGCGAGTTGTTTATTGGCAAGTCGGGTAACTTGACTTTCCAGGCGCGTAACGCTGTTGCGCCATCGAGCAGCGCGGTGGTCTTGAGTGATGATAATACGGGCGTGCGCTATTCGAGCGTGAGAGTGGTTTATGGCTCGGAGTTGCTGTTTACTCAGACTGAGCTGCAGCGCCGCAATTCTGTTGTGACTATCCAGACTAACGATACGGCTGCTCAGAGCGATTATGGTATTCGCACGCTCTCGATCACCGATTTGCTTAGTCAGACTGATTTGCGTGTGGCTGAGTTGGGTAATTGGCTGTTGGGTCAGTACGCCGCGCCTGAGTATCGTTTTGAGGCTGTTGAGGTGCTTATGTCGCAACTCTCGACTGTTGAGCAGGATTCGCTGTTTGGGTTGGAGTTGGGCCAGGTCTGCAAGATTACTTTCACGCCTAACGGCATTGCACCGGCGATTGTGAAGTTTGCCCGAGTTATCTCGATTAGTCACCAGGCTACTTTGACTGAGCATCGCATGATGCTTGGTTTGGGTACGCTTACAACTAATACTTTCGTTTTGGATGACCTGGCGTTTGGTATCCTTGACTCAGGGATTCTTGCCTTTTAATTAGGAGTTTTTATGGCTGGTGCAGGTTGGCGCACATTTACTAGCGG